AGCTCCGCCAACTTTGACCGCAACGTCATCGCCCTCGGCATGGGTCTCGACTACTCTCTCGTAGAGCTGTCAAGCAAGGTCAACGGCAACACCTCCGGCAAGCCCCAGGCCTTCAAGCTCATCAAGCTCATCGAGCCCGCTTCAAGCTCTGAGATTTAAACACTCTCTTTTTGAAATCTTCTTCTTGGGATTAGTTCCTCCGGCGGCGGTCGCCGATGCAACAGCAACAGGATTTGTATCGCCGCCGGTTCCTACAAAACCCGATGGAGAGCCTAAGTAATAAGAAAAGTATAAACCCGACGAAGCACATAGTAGCGCAATTATGTTGAAACTCGACGAACTCATCTTCAATGCCATCAAAGCAGATGCAGACCTCATGGCTGCGGTGGGCGGTCGCGTGGAATCGACTTGTTTCGAGGTAAGCCCCGACGGTGATGATAACACGCCGCTGCCATACATCGTTATCCGCGACGAGGGCAAGCGACCATCGAATCAGACGAAGGATGATGACTGGATGCCGAGCATGTGGCAGGTAGGCGCTGCGATCGAGATAGGCGCACAAGAGCCGAAGGCGGTTGACGATATAGCGATAATGGCAATGCGTGCCGTCAACAACTATATCACTGCGCTCTACGAACAAGGCGAGTACATCCCTAACCTGCTGGAAGGTTTTCCGCAAACCGAAGGTGTGCAATGGGATTGGATGAAACCATGCTACTGGGACTTAATTCACTACCAGTGCGACGTTGAAAATAAATAACACGACAATGGCAACAATTAAAGGACAAAACCTACGTGTGATGGTTGGAGGCAAATGTATTGCGATGGCGACCAGCTGCCAATTCCACGTCAACGCGGAGCTTCAAGATTCGTCGTCAAAAGACAGCGTTGGAGATTGGCAGGAGCAGGAGGTGACTGGCCTCTCATGGGACGCGCAGACCGACTCACTGGTGACTCTCGAAGACAACGGCTCTAACGGCGAGCTGCCACAGGACATCCTGTCGCTGATCATCAACAAAACCAAGGTGACGCTGACCTTCGACCAGACCGCAGGCGCTAACAACCGCGTGGGCCAGAACTCGGTCATCAAGAAGACTGGCGAAGCCTATGTGTCGGATGTTCAGATAACCGCACAGAACCGACAGAACTCTACCATGACGGTGCAGTTCCAGGGAACCGGAGCACTCTCTTAGAAATATATGTGACCAATATTGTAAAGCCCTGCCGCCGCGCAACATCAGCGGCGGGGTTTTTCATTAACCGAAAAAGCAAGAAAATCATGGCAACTATAAAAGGCGAAAACCTCCGTATATTAGTAGGCCCCGACACCGAGCACCTCCAGTGCATTGCCGCAGCCACATCGTGCGTGGTGCATCTGGCGCTTCAGCTTGAGGAAGACACCACCAAGGATGTTGTGGACGACTGGATAAACCGCGAGCCAGTGGCCATCAACTGGGATGTTCAGGCCGATGCACTCATCATCAGCGGCGACGACGACGAATACCGCCCTGGTGCCAAGGCTCTCGATCAGCTTCAGGTGGGCATGGTTTATGTCATCCGCTTCAGCCGTACGGCAGGAGCAGCTGGCCAGCAGAACCGCGACGCAGTGGCCGACACCATGCAGCTGACTGGCCCCGCCATACTGAGCGATATGAACATACAGGCACAACAGGCCGACATAGCCACGGGCTCGATAAAGTTCACCGGCTCGGGCGACCTTACACAGTACACCCCACAAACAGAATAAACATTTTAAAACCCACAGAAGAAAACTATGAAACAGAAGAAGATTGAAATCTGCGGACGCGAGGTAGAGCTTTTCTACTGCGCCGCAACCGAGAACGGATTTGAGCGACTGAGCGGCAAGCTCATCGACGTATTTCTGCCTATCCTCGGCAAGAACGAAGAGGGAAAGACGGTGATAGCAGGCATGCCACCTGCCAGCAACGAGGACTACATGATGCTGGCCCTGTCGGGCATAGCCGCTGCCGACTCGTTCAACGAGCGCGAGCCGGTAATCACATCAAAGGATATACTCTACAAGGCCACCCCCGCCGAGCGCACGCTGCTGATTGACACCATTATGGAGCTGCGCAACGAGTGGTACGAGATTCCAAAGATAGTGAACGACACCATCGAGAAGGAACACGAGGAAGAGAAGACCACCGAAACCGGCGACAACGACGAAGAGCCAAAAAACTAATCATCGCTCACGAACGATACATGAAGTTCGTGGGCGAAATCGGCATTCCGCGCCGTGAGTATCTCTATGAGCTCGACTACCTCGACATGGTGCAGATAGAGCGAGGCTACGAGCGCCGGCACCGCCACGCATGGAGCATAGGCCGATGGGAGACATTCCACCTGATGGCTGCCTTCTGCGGAGGCAAGAATCTGCAAGAAAGCGGAATACACACGCCACTCGACCTGATACGATTCCCCTGGGACTACAGACCCCACAAAGCCGGCGACGACGATAGCGACATGCCAACACCCGCAGTGGTTGAGGAACTGCGCCGCAAGATGCGAGAGGAGAATGAGCGCAACGGCTTTAAATAAAGGTAAACCCCCGACGCAATGTTGGGGGTTTATTGTATTAATACGATTTTCACAGATATGCAGATAACCGAACAGACAATCGAGCGCATCAGCCGCAAGGTGTTCAACACGATGTTCTCGCCAGCCCTCCGCCAGAGCAACGTGGTGATGGGCGGCAGCGGCTCATCAGTCAGTTGGGCCGACAATGCCGGCCACGCCAACGTTGCCGACGAAGCCAGCACCGCAGGCTCGGCATCGAGTGTGCCCTGGAGCGGAGTGACGGGCAAACCTAACTTCGCAACCGTGGCCACAAGCGGCTCGTATAGCGACCTGAGCAATAAGCCCTACATACCAAGCGTGAGCGCTGCGGTGGCTAACAGCACCCTCACCATAACCATCGACGGCACATCATACAGTCTGACCGATACCAACACATGGCGACCAGTGGTTAACAACCTATCGAGCACCGACACCGATAAGAGCTTGAGCGCCGCGATGGGTAAAGACCTGTACGACTACATCACCACACTTCAGGGATATTTCGATGCCAACGGAAACGCCAAGAGCGCCCTGAAGCTGACCACCGTCAGCAAAACCGCCTGGGGCAAGACGTTCTGGACTGCGGGAGGCATACCCGCAAGCATCGATGGTGACATGACCTCAGTGGGCGACATCTCGTTCGCAGCCAGCGGCAAGAAGATTGGCGGATTCCTATACTTCGATACCGCCAGCAACCGCATAGGCGTTAATGAGAGCACACCGCTGAGCACGCTGCATGTGGGAGGCGCAGGCCGTTTTGCGGGAAATGTGTTCCCAACAGTCGACTATACCACTACCGAATACAACCTCGGTCTGAGCGACAAGCGATGGAACCGCGTTTATGCACGCTTCTGCGAACTTTATGGCACAGCCCCAGCCTGTCATGTAGGCACCAGCTCATCTGCTCGCATCAGCCTGCACTGGGCAAGCGGCAACAACCGCGGACTCTATGACTCATCAGACGCATGGCTCATCGGCACCGATGGCACCAACACCTTCCTGATGCGTGGCAACATAGGCCTCGGCACCACCTCCCCATCATATAAGCTCCACGTATCAGGGCAGATATATTGCACGGGCGGATTCACATTCCTCTCTGACGAGCGAAAGAAGAATATCATCGACCACGATGTGAAGTTGAGCGTGGCCGACATAGCGAACGCTCCACTGATACACTACACGCTGAAGGACGACCCCCTGCGTCGCGTCCGTATCGGTTCGATTGCGCAATACTGGCAGAAGGTATTGCCCGAGAGCGTGAGCACCGACAAGGAAGGCACACTGTCGATGGGCTACGACCTCCAAGCCCACACCGCCGTTGTGGTGCTGGCCCGCCGAGTGCAGGAACTTGAAAAGATGATATACCAACTACAAACCCGCATGGCATGAGTGTTACCGATCAGATAATAAGTGCGCCTGGAACGGGTACGGATGTGCAAACGGTTCTGAACAATCAGAGCAACGTGGGCTACGACTTGATGGTGGACACCAACATCAACAAGTGGGCCAAATATAAGCCCGTGCAGCTGAACCAGAACATGGTGGACGACCAGCTGAAAAGCGACTTGACATGGCGCGACGATTCGACTTGGTGGAAGGCACAGGACGGCAAGTGCGGACTGGCCTACGTTACGAAATCGACTGCCGCAGCCGTAAAGAGCGCCGTAGATACGCAGCAGGTGATATGGAGCCATGTTCCACCCACAGGACCGATGCGATGGACCGATTTCATACAGTACGACCACGCGGCCATACCGCCCGTTTTCAACGTGGGCAGCACCAACGCACGACTTGCAGCAGGCTCTACACTCGACATACTGATAGCCACATCTACATCAACAGGCCTGAATCTGCGCCTGAGCGACTTCCGAGCACTCGAGAACTATTACTACTCGGTGCTGATATTCGACGCCAACGGCAATCTGAAGATGATACACTCGGGCGATAAGCCACTGGCCGACTATACCGAGGAAGAGGATGTAGAGATGAGTATTCCCTTCACCAGCGAGCGAGGCGGATATAGCGGAGTGTTTGCCGAAAACGCCACCTACTATATCTATGCCTGCCTGACCGACCGGCAGTATTACTGCGCTTATAGCGAGTATGGCGGAGCAAAGATTTACATCCCCCTGCCATCGGGAGCCGACGACTGCGGCATGCCCCCATGCTCATTCCTCGCAAAGGCTTACACCCAGTGGGCGAGCATCGACGCAAGATCAATTGGTACTGGCAGCATCGTAAACTGGACGGTCGACCTATATGGTGCTGGCACACCATCTCAGGCATCGCTCAGCCTGATAGATGCCAATGGCAATGTAGTAGTAAGCCCCGGTGGAGTGCTCCAATATGTTGAACTGAACTTCACCAATGGAAATCAGACCAAGAACGGAAACACATACAGCAGTACTGTAGAGCAGGTGCAAGCTGGCGACGGAACCCCAGGCTATCGCATGACCAGCAGACTACAGACTACATTTAGGTTGCCTACGTCCAACCCCGAGCTGTATCGCGTCAAGTATGTCAGCCTGAACATCGAAGCTATCGCAGGCATCGGCCACGATATCGACCCCGATGCTTAAACCTATTCAACGCATTGAATTTAAAGATTCAACGCATTGAATTTAGAAATTCATCGCATTGAGTTCAGCAACTCAACGCATTGAATATATTTATTGTTTAATTCTTAAAAAACTATTTTAAAAATGAGTAAGCTAACACTCAAAGTGAAGAAGATCGGATTCAAGAATCCGAGTACAAAGAAGCAGGGCTACGTAGCCCGAGTAATCACCAACGGCACCGAGGACTTCGGCGACATCTGCGAGATGGCAGCAATGAACACCACCTACGCCCCCGAGGAGATAGTGGCCTGTGCCGGACTGATGCTGAAGGCAGCAGCACGCGCACTGAAGAACGGCAAGATTATCGACCTGGGCGTGCTGGGCCGACTCTATCCCAGCGTGTCGGGCAAGTGGGTGGAGAATGCCGACGACCTGTCGCTCTCCGACCTCACCCCGCACACCAACTACCGCCCATCGCAGGAGGTGCGTGAGGCCATTGCCAGTGCCACACTCGGCTGGGCATCGGACAAGGACAAGGGTGAGCAGGAGCCCGAGAACACCGACACCCCCACCGACAGCGGCAACACCACCAGCGGCGGCAACACAGGCGGAGGTGGCAACATCAACGACCACGGAGAACTTGAGCCGTAGGTGAAAATCATGGGGCACTTTGCGGTGCCCCTTTTTTTTGTAAACCTAAAACCGAAAAACTCCCGAATGGTAAGTAACAATACCATTCGGGCGTTTTTATGTTTAAACTCGATATAAACGATAGCGTAGTAGTTGAACAGAGGCAAGTGCTGGAGCAGGCTCTCTCAACGAATCCCAGGACCCAAAAGGCCCTGCAAAAACTTATCCGCCAAGCCGTGAAAGAAGCCCGTGCAGAGGTGGTCGGCAGCATCCACTTCGACAATGGTGATCCACGCCACTCAGCCGAGGCCGTGCGCACTGCCGTATATAAAAAGATACTTGGTGCAAACATCAATATCTACAGCCGACGCAAGGCCAAAGGCGGCACCAACAGCTACGAAGCACCACGCACATTGCAACCACACCAGCGCGGAGGCAACCGCGTGCCCCGTGGCACTCGCACACAGACCATGTTGAGCTATGCACCCTTAGATAGAGGGATGATATTGCGCTGGCAAAATGACGGCACCAAGGAGCGCGAAGCAGGAACCCGAGGCGGACGACTACACGGCCGACGTGGAGCACTGGCACCTCGCAACTTCTTCCGTGGTGCAGGCGAGCGAGCAATGGCACAGGCTGCCGACAATCTGGCCAACCTGATAGATACCGAACTCATGGCAATGTTGAATAAAACGAAAAAATAAGATATGGCAGACAGTATTGTAAGACTACGAGTCGATTCGCAAGAATATGACAATAAACTGAAGCGAGCAGCCGAAGGGTTGAACCGCTACATCGAGGGATGTCGCAAGGCTGGCGGCACACTGGAGCATGTCGACGATGGAGTGCTGGAGTTCACCCGCTCGCTCAGCAAAATGGATACCGTAGCAGGTAACACCAAGGGCAAGCTGGGCGAGATGACTAAAGCCTTCACCGAACTCACGATGGAGTACAACCGCATGACCGATGCCGAAAAAAACAACCAGTTTGGTCGTGCCCTCAATGCCGAGCTCGAACAGGTGAAGCGCAACATCATCAGCACAAAGCAAGAGATGGCCGACATTCAGGGCAGTCTGAGTGGAGGCAGCGGATTCAAGGACGTGCTGAATGGTGTGGCCGGCAAGTTTGGAATGTCGGCTTCGATGTTCACTGGTGTGGGCGCATCTGTGGCCGGTGCCGCAGGCGTATTCAAGTTAGTGGGCGACAATATTAATCTGGCCATGAACTTCGAGAAGTCGATGAGTCAGCTGTCGTCGCTCACTGGTATGGTGGGTAAAGACCTCGACCAACTGAAGGAGTACGCCATCGAGCTCGGATCGACATCCACGCTGACCGCCAGTCAGGTGGCCGATGCATTCCGACTGATAGGTTCGCAGCAGCCACAACTACTGGAGAGCGGACAGGCACTGAAGGAGGTGACAAAATATGCCATCACTCTGAGCGAGGCCGCAGGCATCGATCTACAGACCGCAGCACAAACTCTGTCGACATCTATCAACCAGATGGGTGGCGACAGTAACAACGCCGCACGATATGTGAACGTGTTGGCCGCTGCATCGCAGAAGGGTGCGGGCGATATTGCGTGGTTGGGCGAGGCCATCACCAAGTCAGCCACAGCAGCCAAGGCCGTGGGCACCGACTACGAGGAACTGGTGGCTAATCTGGAGCAGCTGGCCAAGGCAGGTTTCGACGCCTCGACCGCTGGTACTGCCCTGCGCAGCATCATAATGAATCTGGAGAAGCAGGCCAACAACGACTTCAAGCCATCAGTTGTAGGACTGACCAAGGCATTTGAGAATCTGGGCAAAGCCAACCTCGACATCGTGGGCTATCAGCAGATTGCTGGCAAGATGTTCGCCAGCCAAGCAATGGCACTGGCCAACGCCGCGCAAGAGGCTAAGAACATGACCGATGCCATCACAGGCACCAACACAGCTTTGGATCAGGCTAAGACCAACACCGCCAACCTTGATGGAGCAATGAAGGGTCTGTCAAGCGCATGGGAAGGACTGAACCTTCATATCAATGCTTCATCGGGATTCCTGAAAGATGTTGTGGATTGGGCTGCCGAATTGATTCGTAAACTCGACGGAGTGGCAACGGCTGGCGGACGTGCGGCCAAAGCTCTGCGCGATATGAATGGCGCAGGTGGCAGCGAAGGCCCCACTAAGGTAGACCAGCAGATAAATGCACTGAGGGGCTCGAACCACAAACGCGCTGCTTTCAACTTGACGATGCAATCATATCGTCAGCAGCTGGCCGATTACGACCAGAAGATAGCTAATGGTGGCAAGTGGGAATCGAAAGACAAACCAGGATTCTTCCATTATGAAAATGTGGATGTGCTTAAGGCTCAACGTTCAGCATTGGCACAAATGGCGCAGGAATATCAGACACGAGGACTGCGCGAGATTTTTCCGACACCATCCCCAGCGGGAGGTAAAGGCGGGAAAAATACCATTACTCTTGATGTAGACGTAGATGCAGAAGAGGGCGAGAAGAGCCTTGACAGTCTGAAGGCCAAGTTGAAGGAACTGAAGAAGCTGCGCGACGACGCCATCAATAAAAAAGACTTCAAAGCCCGCGACACCTACAACGCACAGATAAAGCAGGTGAATGCCGAAATAAAAAACCTGCGCGGCGGCAGCACCATCACCACCACCAAAGAAACCACTGCCGATAAGGTGGCATTCGACCCCAACAAAGCACTTCTCACCGCCACAAAGGCCGAAGACACCATGCCATCGGTATGGGCGATGATGGGCGGCGACGAAGG